CAAGCCTGGATTGACGAAAACCTATTCACGCCCGCCCTGAAGCGAGCCCGGGACGGAGTTGAGAAGCCCATCATTGGCGGTAAGTTCAAGGATGAGATCATCTGTCACGTCCGCGAGTATTCCGACTCACTCACCCTCGCCCTATTGCGCGCCCATCGGCCCGAGTTCCGCGACAATCAAGCCGCCGCAGGCATAGGCGTTGGCGGCGGTCAAACCGGGGGCGTCATGATCGTTCCCGCCGCTCCTCTGAATATGGAGGACTGGCAGAAGCACTATGGTGATATGGCGAAGGGTAACACCGGGAAAGCGGAGGCCAAGTCATGATCGACGGCTACGCCCAGGAACCGCTCGCAGCAGCGGTCGCCTACGCCGCCCGGCCCGGGTATCCGATTGAGTGGCGCGAGGTCGATGTAAACGGCAACCTGGAGTTGAAGCCGTACTATGTTGACCCCGAGACGGGCCGCGATACCGAAGCGACTTGGGCACCTCAATACGGGTCGCAGGTCGCTTTCCTCCTCGCCACCTCCATCTTTGAGGTCCTGTATGAGGGGACGCGCGGCCCGGGTAAGACCGATTGCCTGTTGATGGACTTCCTCCAGCATGTCGGTAAGGGCTGGGGCGCTGAATGGCGCGGCATCTTGTTCCGCCAGACCTACCCTCAGTTGTCGGACGTTATCAGCAAGACACAGAAGTGGTTCAAGCTGCTATTCCCCGGGGCCAAGTACAATCAGTCCAATCACACCTGGACCTTCCCGGATGGCGAACAGCTCTTGCTCCGCCATATGAACAAGGAACAGGACTATTGGAACTATCACGGCCACGCCTATCCCTGGATTGCCTTCGAGGAACTATGCAACTGGCCGGACGATAAGTGCTACAAGGTCATGATGTCGTGCTGCCGCTCGACCAAGGCCGGTATGCCCCGCTGTTACCGCGCAACCACCAACCCCTACGGCCCCGGCCATAACTGGGTCAAGGCCCGCTTCCGCCTGCCGCACTATCGGGGCAAGATTATCCTGGACAGCTTCACGGACGGCGAGCAGGACCCGCCGCGCGTTGCTATTCACGGCTCCATCTATGAAAACAAGATTCTGCTTCACGCTGACCCCGAGTACATCCGCAAGATCAGAGCCGCCGCCCGGAACCCGTCCGAGTTGAAAGCCTGGCTGGAGGGCTCCTGGGACATCATCGCTGGCGGTATGTTCGATGACCTCTGGCGAGGGGAGAACCACATTGTGCCTTCGGTCCCGCTCCATGCGATACCGAAGCGGTGGAAGCTGGACAGGTCCTTTGACTGGGGCTCCTCAAAGCCCTTCTCCGTCTGCTGGTGGGCGGAGTCGAACGGGGAGCCGTTTGAGTACGGGGGCCGGGTGTACGGTAGGGTCAGGGGCGACTTGTACATGGTCCAGGAGTGGTATGGCTGGAATGGAACCCGGAACGAAGGGGTGCGCATGCTCGCCTCGGACATCGCGGAGGGTATCTGCGACCGCGAGGAGGATTGGGGTGTGTTGGGCAAAGTAAAGCCCGGCCCCGCTGACTCATCCATCTATGACGATGAGAACGGAAACAACATTGCCCGGGATATGGCCGCCAAGAAGTGTAAGTGGCTACCGGCGGACAAAGGCCCAGGGAGCCGGAAGCAAGGTTGGGAGCAGATTCGCAAGATGCTCAAGGCCGCGCTGCCCAAGCCCCACGTCCCTCGGGAGGAGCCCGGATTGTTCATCATGGATTGCTGCCAGCAGGCTATCGAAACCCTGCCCGTGCTACCCCGTGACGACAAGGACCTGGATGATGTGAACACAGAGGCGGAGGACCATATTGGTGACGCCGTTCGCTACCGGGTACGCAAGAAACTGCGCAAAGTACGCCAGGGCGATATGTAAAACTTGCCGCGCGTTCGCAATCGCGCGAGAATACGTGAACCGGAGGTAAACTATGACCACACAAATTTGTCCCAGGGCGGCGGAGAACGGAGCCGACTTGAGCATGATGAAACCGCCGTTCAACGGTGAAATGGTATGGCGGGAGGATAACACATGCTCATATTGCGGGGGCCTCAATCCAGAGGAGTTCATGCGCCGTCTCGAAGCCCAGGACATTGAAGTGGGGCCGACCGACAAGAACTACAAGGTGTATGTGAAGGACCTCGAAGGCAAGCCCGTGGGCGGTCCTTCCGGCAAGTTCTACTTCCAGCACTTGAACCCGGACCAAATGACGCGCTTCATTGAATTGTACAATGAGTGTAAAATCAAAATGGGCTACCCAGGGCACTTCTACGTGTCGCCGTTCTTCTGTAAGCCCGCCCCAACACAGGAGAGCTGAATAAGGTGAATCATCATGAGTGACGAAAAGAACCCAAAGAGCCCGGCCACGACCTCCTGCGCCTATGACCGGATGATGCCCCGCTGGGGAGTGATGGAGACGTTGTTGGGCGGAACGGAGTCAATGCGCAACGCCGGGGAAACCTACACCCCCAAGTACAGCGAGGAGACTGAGGACGGCTATGCTGCCCGCCTCCAGGCCGCTGTCTTGTTGAATATGGTCGAACAGACCCTGGACACTTTGTGCGGCAAGCCCTTCTCGGAGCCCGTCAAGCCTGGGGAGGACATCCCCGCCGGTATCGTGGATCAAATTCTGAAGGACGTGGACCTACAAGGGAACAATATTGACGTATTCTGCCGCCAGTGGTTCCGCGAAGGTATGTCAAAGGCGTTCGCCCACGTCCTGGTTGATATGCCCCGCCCGGCTCCCCGGGAGGACGGCCAACCCCGGACCCTGGACGATGACCGCCGGGAAGGCGTCCGCCCGTACTGGGTCATGATCAAGCCCGAGTGTGTACTGTTCGCCCGGGCCGACATCATTGACGGGGTCGAGGTCCTTCAGCACATCCGCATCCTGGAGTATTACACTGAACAGGACGGCTTCGCTGAGGTCGAGAAGGTCCGCATCAGGGTCCTTGAGCCCGGCCTTGTACAACTCTGGGTCCCGGTCGAGAAGAAAGATGACGAGTGGCGGCTGGACGATGAGTGGAACACCGGCATTGACTACATTCCGTTGGTTACGTTCTACGCCGACCGCCAAGGCTTCATGGAAGGCAAGCCCCCGCTCCTGGACCTGGCTCACTTGAACGTGGCTCACTGGCAGTCTACCTCTGACCAGCGCAACATTCTCAAGGTCGCCCGCTTCCCGATTCTGGCGTGCGAGGAGGCCGATGAGAATGAGGACTCCACCGTGGTGATTGGGCCCAACAAGGTCCTGTACGGTCCCGGCAAATTCAAGTACGTGGAGCACACCGGAGCCGCGATTGAGGCAGGCCGGAAGGATTTGGAGGACCTGGAACGCCAGATGGCGGGCTATGGCTCCGAGTTCCTGAAGAAGAAACCAGGAAACCAGACCGCTACGGCCCGGGCCTTGGATAGCGCGGAGGCGACCAGTGACCTGAGCGCCATGTCCGGGGTATTCGAGGACGCAGTGGCCCAGGTACTGGACATCACCGCCGATTGGATGCGCCTCGGGACCGCCGGGGGCACTATTGAGGTGATCAAGGACTATGATATTGAGGAACTCAACCCCGCTGCGGTCGAGTTTGTCAAGTATCTGCGCGAGAAGAACGACCTGAGCCGCAAAGCCCTCATTCAGTTCGCTATGTCCCACGGATTCTTGCCGGAGGACTTCGATGAGGAGGCGGATTGGTCACAAATCGTGGAGGAAGTGTCCAACCGCAGCGAGTTGTTGGGCGAAGCCTTCAGCGACCTCGACCCGGCTCAGAAGGACAAGAAACCCGGAGAGCCCGGCGAGGAAGATGACAAAACCAACCAGAACGGTGGAGAAACGGAGGATGAATCATGATTGAGTGGATCCAAAACAACTGGATGTGGGCTGCGCCCTTGTACCTTGCGGTGTCCTTCGGGTTCGCCGTCCTAGTGGGCAAGTGTATCGCCTTCGGCATGGGCTCTGATCTGGAGCAGGATGATGCCAACAGCCAATGAGGAGTACCGGGACGCGGCCCTGCGTCACCAAATCGGCCTCCGCCGCTACGGCTCCGGGTTGACCAAGCGGGTCGCCCGGCTCCTGGAGGAAGCCGACCGGGAACTGACTGCGATGCTCCGTGAGCGCCTTCAGCGCTTCGAGGGCAAGCCAGTAGACTTCACCAGCAAGCGCTGGATGGCTCTGTTGGAGGATATCAAGGCCGCGCGAGCGGTCGCCATGAAGGAGTACCGCCAGCTGTCCCGGGAGGAACTACAGACCCTGGGAGCTATGGAGGGAGCCCGGGAAGCGAGCCTGCTGGGCTCCGCCATTCCAATCGAAATCAGCTTTGCGGCGGTAGCGGCGGACCAGCTCCGCGCTATCGCTACGTCACAGCCCTTCCAGGGGCGGCTCCTCCGCGAGTGGTTCCAACGCCTGGAGGCGAAGGACCAGGCCGAACTGAAGCGCGTTATTCAGATGGGTATGGTGGACGGAGAGCCCATTGACGACATTGTCCGCCGCGTTATCGGAACCCGGGCGAAGGGCTACACTGACGGAGTGCTATCAGCGACCCGGCGGGATGCCCAAGCAATCGTTCGCACAGCGGTCAACCACGTATCCAATACCGCGCGGAACTACGTGTGGGAAGCCAACAGCGATATCATCACGGCTCGCATCTGGTCCGCAACTTTGGACGGTCGAACATCAGCCATTTGTCGAGCCCGGGACG